CGCCGCGAAGTATCCACATGCTACCAGCACAACCAAATATTAAGAAATCATCTCCATTAGGTATAAGGGCACGTATAACATCCCCCATTTCACCAGCATCTACATTATTACCAGCAACTGCTGTAAGAGGATCAGTAGCTGAGTATACCCAATCAAAAGGAGCAGCAATCTTACTCATATACCATTGATGGGGATAGTTTTTATCTCCAGATAAAACCAATCGACCTCGATATAAAGCTATAATATTAGCATTTGTTGGCATACTTCCATAAGTTGTAGTATCATTCCCGTACGCGGTCCAATCATAAAAATGAGGTGGTGCAGTTTCGGCTTCTGCTATAGCAAATGAAACACTGCCGGTTCCTGTTACGGTTTCCCCTGAACTAAAAGTAGCAATGGTGGTTCTGATACCATAAATATTAGCAGCAGAATCATCTGTCACACCATCAGCATAATCTACTACCATTTCTGCACCAGATGTACCACCAGTAAGAACTAAACCTTTAGTAGTTGCAACGGCTCCTGCATCAGTTGTTACTAACTTAGTGTTGGCAAAGTCAGCGACTTTTAATGCGGTTCCATTTGCAATAAAAATCTTTTGAAAGGCCTCTACTGCTGTTAATGATTGAGTTGTATCAATTTCCGAAGTAGCATCAGAAAGTTCTATCATTGTACCGGCAGGGGATTCATACCACATTTCATGATTGCCGATAGATACTAATTTTTTAGTATAAATTTTATCAAGGCCTGTCAATGCTCCGTATGTCTCGAACATACAATCTCTTGCAGTATCAGTGTTCCAAGTAGAGCCAGAGTTTGAACTATCAGCAGTATTACCATCAGTATAAGTAGGGGTAGAAGCATCTACTCTCCACAGAAGAGTGCCAGCTGACCCTGCTGCTCGAACCACAATATTATACTTAGTATTTGCAGAAAGAGAGCCTCCTGTAAAAGTTATCTCAACAAAAGCACCAGGAGAAGCTCCAAGTGTATCACCATCATAAGTACCAGTAGCATTTGTGACATCACTGCCATCTGGACTACCATTACTGTCTGCACCTTGTATAGAGACAGTAATAGTTCCAGGAGACCCTGATTTATATAATTTTAGTTTTACACTAGTTATAGTATATTCTTGATTTGTAGTAAATGATTGTGCTTGCCAAGAAGCACTGCCAATACTTCTAGCATTATCATCTCCACTATTATAGAATTGATATTTTAAAGCCATAAGTTAATCCAAAGTAGTTATTGATCCAACCCAAATCACCGGTACAGTTTCCCCTGTAATTTGTTGACTATAAAGTTTATCTTGTCCCGGCCTCTGTCCAATTCTTAATCGCTTAGAAATATCCACAGGGCGTACATTATTCATATCCGCAGAAGTAAGTTCTGGTAATCTACTAAGCGGTGCAGATTCATTTATTCCCTTGAGAGGGGGTAGGAACTCAGCCATTATTTACCCTCAACTTCTTTTCTATATTGACTCAAAGTGGCTGCTGTCATACCAAATCCCTTGCTTTTTGCCCATTCTGAGAATGTTGGCTTACTCTTCTTGCCGCCTAAAAATGTTTTCTGAAATTTAGTTTTGGGTTTAGATTTAGATACTCCTGTACGAGAACCATACTTTCTTGCTAACCTTCGTTGAACAATTTCAGCTTCTTTAACAGTTCTGGGTTTTGCTATGGCCTTTGCAGGCTCATGTTTTTTCTTACCCAACAACTTTCTAATACGTCGTCTTAGTGGCATTATTTCTTGCCTTTCTTTTTCTTACGCCTTAATTTCTTAACTGGTGTAGCTTGTCTTGAAGCAGCACCATATCCAATACCTTTAGGCATAATTAACTCCAATATATGATGTCCACAACGTCATTTTCAGCTTCACCAAGGAAGTACAATCTATTAAGATCATCTATATCAAGTCTTAAATATCCACTAAGACCATCTTCCAATAGATGTTCTGGTACTGCTATGCCTGTAACTGTGGTACACGCAGAATCAATTCTTACTCTAACATTAGAACTTCCAGTAGGGGCAAGAATAAGACACCCACGACAAGGAACACTTGTAGCTCCTCCGGTAGACGTGCCACCCCTTATCTGAAAAGGGGTAGCAGGAATAGTAACTCTATTAGAACCACCAGTGGAGGGAACTATATCTAATCTTTTATTAGTATACTTAGACATTGCTTCTCCTAATTTTACGTAGCTGAACCAGAAATGGTTGCCCAACCAATTGTTGCTCCATGCCATTCACCATTCCAATACCCGCCAGCAGCGGTCATCTGGGTAGCATCATCTCCTGTGGTTGTACTAACATCTACTGTCTCAGTCCCACCTTCAACTTCAAACAAAACCAACAGTCTTTGACCATAATAAACACCATCCGGCACTGTAATAGTCAGACTATAGGTTGATCCTGTAGTTACTCTAATTACCCTATCCAAGTTCAAAGAGTCTGCGTTTCTTCCAGTCTTTGCAGTGTAAGTAATAACTCCGTCGGACGTGGTAAACTGCTTTGTTCTCTGAGCATGTGCTCGTTTTTCTGTTACAAACCAATTGTTCGCACTCATTCTAATTACCTTTCAAATTTGGGTCACATTGACAATCCCGACCTTGGGCCACGTTAAACTCCATTAGTCACCATCATATACTAAATCTGTATTGGTATTTGTTAAGAGAAATCTTTCTCTCGGCCAATACCTTCCAAAACTATTGTAGCCGTGTAAATGTCCGTGAAGATTACCAATTAAATCAGACTCTACTACATCTGAATCTGCAACAATTAATCTTTGAATAAGATCAGCAGCTATCTGTGTGTGCATTCCTATCGTATCATCTTCTTGTTGTTCTGCTATTGCAAGACAAGATTCAAGAATAGCTTCTGTAGCTTTAATCCCACCAACCATTAAATCAGTTGTTGCTTCTGGTTTTAAGGGATCAATCCTATAAAAGAAAGACAATACATATTTCTGATTGGGAGTAGGATACATCCACATCTCATAGGTTGTTCCAATCTCCAAATCATATTTCGCAGGAGTTACAGCAAAGAACTCTGGGAAACTCTTAAACTCACTCAGAGACCTCATCTGCTTTATCTGCTGTGCATCACGCCTAACAACATCAGGATAACCTCTCTGTGCATCAAAGACCAGATTTGTTAAAACCTCAGAGAAATCAGGAGGTAAAGGAAACTTCCACTGATCTGCTTTAGTTGTGATGGTATAGTATTGTCTAAGGAAAGACCAATCATGTGAATTACCACTACGAACATCAATTGGGTAGAAGAATTGTCTTAGTCCTCTGGCTACTATATCTTTTACAGTAGTGAGATTAGTTCCTGTTGGAGCAGTGCCAATAGCAGTATAACCTAAGAACTCAGAAACTTTTTGATATACCGCAGAATAATTCATTGTTAACTTAGCCATTAATCTTCTTCCTTAAACTTATCTATTCTTACTACATGAAATACATAGTCATGTTGATTGTGAGTAGTATTCTGAACTGATTTGAGAATTTGAACAAGTTTAAGAACACCTTCAAATTCATATTCTCTATCAAGACAATTATCACAAAAAGTAGGTTCAGCCACTTCTGGTCTTTTATCTTGACGAATTATTAATCTCTCAATATATTCTTCTACTGCCATTTTAACCCTTTAAAAAGATGTAAGGACCAACCCATGTTGGCCCAAACATCGGAGACAGAAATCTAGTTAAGCATCTCAAATATTTGTCCAACTATCAACGCAGGATAAACTGATCCAACCCTCTCTTTAAGAAGAGTAACATCCTCTGCTGTCAATTCTACAGCTGTTTTTGCAGAAAAGATTAACTTAGCCAACTCATACTTCCTAACCTTATCTATACCACTTTCCTTATCTGCTGGGGCAAGAACTGCATTAACCAAAGCATCCTTTAATGTGGCATCAACTGCCCCACCTTGCCCGTCAGAATCTTTCAACACACTGCCATCTAAATTCTTCAACTTCTGATTTACTTTAATCTTCATATTTCTATCTCCTGTGGCGTAGCCACCATCTAAATAAAAGTATAGGAGAGGAGTACAATACCCCTCTCCCAATTAAATCTAAACACCAGTATCTGCAAGAGCAACCAAGTAATAAGTGGTTCCTGCCAGACGCACTGGAATCATAACATCACCAGTAGCCAAAGCAGGAGCGTCGCCTGTAGACACATAACCACCAACATCAGTCAAACCATCAACAAAAAGCAAACCATCGGGCTTATCTGCACCCTCTGCATTACAAGTCATCCAATAAACAGTATTGGCAGCAGGGGGCGTGGTCGAACTAATATTACTGACCAACCGCAAGTTAGCGTGAAGAGTACCAGATTGAAGATCTGCAGGAGTACCATCCTGATTCTCATACTTAAACTCGGCTACATAGTTTGCAAAAGCCGAAGCCGTGGCCCCACTCTTCCAAGTAAACTGGAAGGATGCAACCTCAGAAGTACCGCTCTGAGAAGTATTGCTGAGAATAGTATCAAACTGAACTCCACCCACAGCACTGCCAGCACCGTTGGCCTCACTACGAATTCTCCAAGCCTGCATTGCCCCACCAGTCTGAGAAGTACGCAGGCTGATGTTATTGGGTCTGACAGTACCCGTGGTAACACCTACACCCGGATCAAGATAGTTAGCACTAACACCATAACCCTGAATCATAAACATATTAGGATCAAGTTTGCAGAGACACAGACCGTTAGTACTTGATCTATCAACAGTCTCCATTGCAAGACCAACAGACCTGAGTGAAGTGGTAGAACCACCATAAACAGGATTGGTAAGAGTGTAAACAGCGGGACGAATAGCAAAAATCGTCACATTTACTGTAGAACTCAACGAGGAACGAACCGGGACAATTGCACCATTAGGCACAAATATATCCACGATACTCGGACCAGTAGTACCAATCTTCTTACTGCCAGCAGCAACAACACCCGCGAAGAAGGGGAGATTAGTTGAAGCGGGGTCTTCTACTCTGATCCACTTACCCTCATTCTGACTACCTTCGGCAGTGGTGGTAGTTGCAGTAATAGTACCGGCAGTTTGACTTCCACCAAACCAGTTCGTGGTCGTGTCACTGTTGTAACACAAAGGCATACCTTCTTGAATTGTTTGGCTGCCCTCATAATACACCCTAATCCGGTGTGCTCTGGGATTTCCAGCTGTAAAATTAAAACTCATAATAAATTCCTCTCAAAAAATTGTT